TAATATGATCGAAGAGATTAAAAAGCCTGTTGATCCTGAGGCTGGTGGCTCTTCTAGAAAGGCCGAGCTCCAATCCATAAAGCAAACAGCTATTGATTGCAAAGAGCTTTTGGTGGAGCGCCAGAGGTTAGAACAAATGGTTAAAGAGTTAAACGAAAATGGAGAAATCGAAAAAAACAAAGACTACTCAGGGGGATTTGCAGAAAGATTCTCAAAGTAGGCCCAGCGGTCTTATCTACTGGGACGACTATAACTTTGATAATCAAAACAATACAGCGGGTTATCTGAAGATAAACATATGCACCCGTAGCTCAGCTGGATAGAGCATCTGCCTTCTAAGCAGACGGTCACAGGTTCGAGTCCTGTCGGGTGTACGAATTAAATTAAAAAAATGCCAGATCTAATTTGCAAAAAATGCAAGGCTGAGAAGTCGGTTCAGACCTTAAGTATGAAGTTTAGAAACGGGGATGTCTATTATCCTGAAGGTCAGTGCGATTGCGGTGATCAAATGGAGCTGAAGAACCCTAAAAAAGGAGTACCTTCGTTAGGTAGAATGACAAAGCACGGACAGAGCTACTGATGTCCACTTTAATCGACATAAAAGGGTATGAAACTAAAGGGATTAAGATCGACCCTAACGGTACAGAAGGAGAAGCTACCGAACTCCACGGGTTACTCGTTGTTTTACCAAAAAAACCAAAGCGATCTGAAATTCTCTTCCATGACCTCCCAAGAGAGATGCAGGTGTGGAAGCGCATTCCTATGCCCGAAGACCTGCAAAGGATTCGAGGTATGGATGAGTGGCTCGAAAAACCTGCCGAGTTTCGAAAGAAATTTCATTCTTACATCGAGCAGGAGTTTCAGCGTAGGCGCGACGGTGTTTGGTTTTACAATAATGGGAAACCTACGTATATTACAGGGAGGCATTATATGTTTCTACAATGGTCTAAAATTGATATCGGATATCCATCATACCTTGCTTTCCAGAAAGAGATCTTTCTCCACATGGCTGCGTGCGAAGCTGATCCTCGTTGTTTCGGTCAGCTTTATACTAAGTGTCGTCGTTCTGGCTACACTAATATTTGCTCTTCAGTCCTTGTTGACGAAGCTAGCCAAGTTAAAGAGAAGCTTCTTGGGATTCAGTCAAAGACAGGTAAAGACGCTCAGGAAAACATTTTCATGAAGAAAGTAGTTGCGATATTTCGCAGCTATCCGTTTTTCTTCAAGCCTATTCAAGACGGAACCACCAATCCGAGGATGGAGCTTGCTTTTCGGGAGCCTTCCAAGCGTATTACGAAAAACAATAAAACTTCCCAGCTGGGAGATGCCCTCAACTAAGTTATAAACTGGAAGAACACTACGAATAACGCATACGACGGGGAGAAGCTACATATGCTGTACCTCGACGAGGCTGGCAAGTGGGAGAAGCCTAGCGACATCAGAGAAGCCTGGAGGATCGAGAGAACTTGCCTTATTGTCGGTAAGCGAGTAGTAGGGAAAGCGATGGTCGGGAGCACCGTGAACCCCATGAACAAAGGAGGAGAGGAGTACAGGGTGTTGTGGCATGACTCTGATCCCAACGAAAGAAATCAAAACGGAAGAACTAGATCTGGGCTTTATCGAATCTTTATTCCAGCCTACAACGCGCTTGAGGGTTTTTTCGATAAATATGGAAACCCAGTAATCGACGATCCTTCCCAAAGCGTACACACACATGGTGGCGTCATAGGTATCGACGGCGAGGTTATAGACCAGGGAAGTAAATCATACCTTAAGAATGACCGTCACTCCTTCAGGAATGATCCCTCAGAGCTCAACGAGATCATTAGGCAGTTTCCTTTTACTGAGGACGAAGCCTTCAGGGACAGCATCGAGGGCAGTCTGTTTAACATCGGTAAGATATACCAGCAAATAGAACACAACGAAAGCATTTACCCTGACCCTGTAGTAAAAGGTAATTTTATATGGAGAGTTAAAGATGAAGAGGTGGTGTTTTCTCCTGATCCTAATGGTAGATTTAGGGTGGCTTGGCTCCCTCCTGATCACTTAAGAAACAATAAATCTGAAGACAGAGGAAAAAAAGTAGCCCCCAATACACATATAGGGGTTGGAGGCGTTGACTCTTATGATCTTGACGCCACAGTAGACGGAAGAGGGTCTAAAGGGGCGCTCCATATGTACAACAAGTTCAACATGGACGTGCCTTCTAATATGTTCGTTGTAGAGTACGCCTCTCGGCCAGATCTGGCAAGCATATTTTATGAGGATGTTCTTATGTGCGCTTTTTTCTATGGTTATCCGCTCCTTATAGAAAACAATAAGTATGGCATAGCTAGACACTTTGAAGCGCGGGGTTACGACGGGTACCTTATGGACCGCCCAGAACATCTAAAAACTGGTAACTCCTCTATTTCGGTAAAGACAAAGGGTGTCCCGTCAAATTCTCAAGACGTGATTCAGTCTCACGCTCACGCGATCGAAGCTTTTATCCATGATCATGTTGGTATAAACCCAGAGGACGGAAATGTCGGTAAAATGCTTTTCAACAGAACACTAGAGGATTGGATAGGGTATAAAATAGACAAAAGAACTAAGTTTGACTTAACCATCAGTTCTGGCTTGGCTCTTTTAGCTGCTCAGAAAACAAAAAAGAAAGAGCGGGCTGCCTCAGACTTCAACGACAAGAAATTTTTTAGGACTCATAAGCCAAAAGCTTGGCACTTCTAGTTTTACTATATTTGCATTGAGTTATAAGAACTCTACTCATTGCAGATGCACAGTAACAACAAAAAATCTAGCTTTCCAGACCCGCTAGCTCCGTCTGAGCAAAAACAAAGCAAGGCTTACGGTCTTAGTTATGCTAAGGCCGTATACAAGCAGTGGGGCAAGATGGACCAGCAGAACTCTATCTTCGGAAACAGGAAGAAAACGTTTGAAAGAAACAGACGATACGCAAACGGAACACAAGACACGGCTATTTACAAGTCTCTTCTTACTTCATTAGACCCGAACAACGGTGACGGAAGTATGCTTAACATTGACTTTACTCCAGTGCCAATCCTGCCTAAGTTTGTACGTATTGTGGTGAATAAGATTTTGTCTTTATCTCCATATCCAAACCTAGAAGCGATTGACCCCTTGTCTTCTTCTGAAAAGGATAAGGAGCGGAGAAAGATCGAGATGATGATTCAGGCTAAGCAACAGCTAGCTAAGATAGAGGAAAAAACAGGGGTTAGCGTGGGGATGAAGTCTAGTGAGATACCAGAGACCTTAGAGGAGGCAGAGATATTTATAGGCAACAACATCAAATCTTCCTCTGAGATTGCAGCCCAGATAGGTACCAACCTAACCCTTGAGTGGAACGACTTCAATGACTCTATTCTTCGTAGGTGTGTAAACGACCTTACTATTACTGGTATGGCTGTGGTCAAGCGTTCTAACGACCCTAATTATGGGATTAAGACCGACTATATAGACCCTATTAACTTCGTGCATAGCTTTACGGAAGATCCAGACTTTGGTGATCTTACATACGCTGGTCATGTACGTTACGTCCCGATCCAGGAGCTGAAACGCATGGCGGGAGATCAGTTTACTGAAGAGGAGTTTAAAGAGATAGCAAACAAAGCTCAGAAGAAGTACGGCTACGATGCAAGCAAGCTAACTCAGTCGTCTTACGATAGAGTAAACAACCAATCTAACTTTGGCTATGATGAGTACATGGTTGAGGTTCTGGACTTTGAGTTTATGTCTGTCGATTGCGAGTACTTTGAATCTAAAGAAAGCAGATACGGTAATATAGGTTTTTATTCCAAGGGTGAAAGCTACAAAGGCCCTCAAAACTCTGTGTTTAATAGAGAGGTAGTAAAGCTTGAGTCTGCTTCTGTCTACGGAGGTTGCTATGTTCTTGGAACTGACTTCTTGTTTAACTACAGCAAGAAGAACAACATACCTAAGAATATCCACGATATCTCTAAGACAAACTTGTCTTACTCGGTTTGTTCTACGAACATTCTCGATATGATGCCTAAGTCTATGGTTGATAGCTGCATTGGTTTTGCCGATCAGTTACAGCTTACGCATTTGAAAATCCAGCAAGCCGTTGCCAAAGCGAAGCCAGATGGAATCATTATTGATATCGAGGGGTTAGAAAACGTACAGCTAGGTAAAGGAGGTGATCTACAGCCTTTGGAGCTTCACGATATATATGAACAGACTGGTGTATTTTACTACAGAAGCAAAAACCCAGAAGGAGGATTCCAGAACCCACCTATTAGGGAGATCGGAAACAGCATTCGTAACATTAACGAGCTAATCGGCCTTTACAATCACTACCTACGTATGATACGTGATGCTACGGGCATCAACGAAGTTATGGATGCTTCTTCACCTAAATCTGACGCCCTAGTAGGCGTAAGACAGCAAGCCTTGGCAGCCGCTAACAATGCTATATACGACATCACTAATTCCTCTATGGTGTTGTACAAAAAGGTTTGTAGCGACATCGTTAAGTGCTTGCAGGTAATTCACCCTGATTCCATTTTGTATCGCATTTATGAGAATGCCATCGGAGCAGAGAATATGTCTGTTTTGAGTTCTTTTAAGAACCTCGCTATGTATAACTTCGGTGTACGTGTAGTAAAGGAGATGGAAGAGGCTGAGCGTCAGTATCTTGAGCAGAATATTCAGATTGCTTTATCCCAGAGGGAAGTTGACCTGGAAGATGCGATTGCTATTCGCCAGCTTAAGGATATCAACCAGGCTGAGCGTTTGTTGATAGTGCGCCGCAAGAAGCGTATTGCTATGAATCAGCAAATCGCCATGCAGAACTCTCAGCAGCAAGCTCAGATCCAGCAGGCTTCTGCCCAAGCTACCTCTCAGGCTAAACAGCAAGAGATGCAGATGGAGGCGCAGCTGAAGGCTCAGGAGATGCAACTCAAGAATCAGTTAGAGTCGCAGCTCGAAGCTGTTAAGCACGAGTTTAGAAAAGAGATTGAGATAATTAAAGCTCAAGCCACGCTTGGATTCAAGGAAGACGACAAAGAGTTTAAAGAAAAGCTCGACGTTTTAAAAGAAGATAGAAAAGACGACAGGATTAAAAAAGAGTCAGCGGAACAAAGCAAACTCATCTCTCAGAGACAAGGAGAGAGAGGGGAGCTTGAGGATGAGCAACAAGCAGGGGGTATAATACCAGAAATATTAGGATAATAAGATGGCGCAAACAATAAACTTAGATACTTCTCAGAGAGTAGACATTACCTGTAGGAAAGGCGACACCTTTGATTTGTCTTTGACGCTAAAGGATAACGCATCTACTCCAGCCTCTGTGGTGGCCGATAACGACACCTTTAAGATGGAGGTTAGAACTACCGACGAGGGGGGAGACGCTTACGCTAATGGCAACGCAACCATTATTTTAAGCACTCAGGATACTGATGGTACGGGCGATACAAAGCAGATAGTTGTAAAAGATTCGGCTGATTTTGATATGACCTCATCTAGCGTGGGCGCAGCCGCCACGGATGGTGTCGTTAGGTTTACAGCCACCGCAGCAATTATGGCCTCAACTTCTGCTGGGCTTTA